AGGTGAGGGTACAACAGGTTCTGGATCACAATCTGGCCCTGGAGGTAATGGTGTAGCAAGTTCAATTAACGGCACTCCTACTACAAGAGCAGGTGGTGGAGGTGGAGGTGCACACACAGGTATAGGACAATCTGTAGGTACAGGAGGTTCTGGTGGTGCAACAGATGGTATAGGGCCTGGAACGTCTAATGCAGTACCAGCAAATACTGGTTCAGGATCAGGTGGTGGTGGTAACGGCAGTGGTAGTAGTGGTAACGCAGGATCAGGAATTGTTATAGTAAGAATGCCAGCAGATGTTACTGTAAGTGTAACTCCTGGTGGTTCAACAGCAACTAGACCTTGTGGAGCAAAAGTAGCAACATTTACAGCTAATGGGACATTGACTCTTTCATAAAAATAGATATATTATTTTTATGGTGGTAAAAGAAAGAATATGAATCTTACAAACTATTATTGGTATTTTCAATCAGCAATTCCAGAACGTATTTGTGATGATATTGTTCGTTACGGAAAACAATTACAAGATCAAATGGCAGTGACTGGTGGATACGGTGATCAAAAATTAAATGCAAAACAAACAAAAGATTTAAAAAAGAAAAGAAACTCTGACATTGTTTGGATGAATGATAGATGGATATACAAAGAAATACAACCATATGTTCATCAAGCAAATGCAAATGCGGGTTGGAATTTTCAATGGGATTTTTCTGAGTCTTGTCAGTTTACAAAATATACTAAAGGTCAATTTTATGATTGGCATTGTGATGGTTGGGACAAACCATATATACGAGAAGGCAATGATCCATCAAATGGTAAAATAAGAAAACTATCTGTAACAGTTACACTATCAGATCCAAAAGAATATAGTGGCGGTGAATTAGAATTTGATTTTAGAAACATGGACCCTGACAAAAAACCTAATATTAAAAAATGTAAAGAAATATTACCTAAAGGGTCTTTAGTTGTGTTTCCTGGTTTTGTTTGGCACAGAGTGTGCCCAGTAAAAAAAGGCACAAGACATAGTTTAGTAATATGGAATTTAGGATGGCCTTACAAATGAGTTTTCCAAAACAATTAAACTTAGAACAATATTTTGCATCACCCATATGGTGGGCAGATGAGCCTAAATTTGTAAAAAAATTAAACAAAGCATCTGATAAATATATAAAACAATCACAAAAAATTTTAAAAGAATCAATAGATAAACGTAATAAAAAATTTGGTGACAAAGGTGATATGGGTCACGTGTTTCATTCAACATCTCTAATAGGTGATCCTAAATTTAAAGAATTACAAGATTATATTGGTGCAACTGCAAATAATTTATTAATTGAAATGGGTTTTGATTTAACAAATTACTCAATATTTATTACAGAAATGTGGGTGCAAGAATTTGCTAAACAAGGTGGAGGACATCATACATTACATACACATTGGAATGGACACATATCAGGTTTTTATTTTTTAAAAGCAAGCGAGGCTACATCTTTGCCTTTGTTTGAAGATCCAAGACCAGGTAATGTAATGAACCTACTACCAGAAAAAGATAAATCAAAAATTACACATGCAACATCTCAAGTAAATTATAAAGTTAAACCAGGTAGAATAATGTTTTTTCCATCTTACATGCCTCATCAATACGTGGTAGATATGGGCTATGAACCCTTTAGGTTTATACATTGGAACTGTCAAGCTATACCAAAGAGTGTGTTAAATGCAAAATAAAGATATGAAAAAAGCAATTATTAAAACTATATTAGAATCTAGTCCCTTAAAAAATAAACCAAATTTTATAGATAATTTTATAAAATCTAAAATGCAACTGAAAGGAAAAAATGTCATTAAAAAAATCGGCGTTTCAAAAAAATAAATACAGTATATTAAGAAATGCTATATCAAAAGACATGGCAGATTTTTGTTTTGCTTATTTTTTAAATAAAAGAAAAGTTGCAAAATTTTTATTTGATCAAAGATACATATCTCCTTTTACAGAATACTTTGGTGTATGGAACGATGAGCAAGTGCCTAACACTTATTCTCATTACAGTGACATGGTNATGGAAACTTTATTACAAAAAGTAAAACCTGTTATGGAAAAACACACAGGATTAAAATTATCTGAAACATATTCTTATGCAAGGATATATAAACAAGGTGATGTATTAGCTAGACATAAAGATAGATACTCTTGTGAAATATCTACAACATTAAATTTAGGTGGTGACCCATGGCCTATTTATCTTGATCCTACAGGTGAAGAAGGTCGAGCAGGTATTAAAGTAGATCTTAAACCAGGTGATATGTTAATATATTCTGGTTGTGATCTTGAACATTGGAGAGAAGAGTTTACTGGTAAAGATTGTGGACAAGTATTCTTACACTACAACAAATCATCATCTAAAACAGCTAAAGAAAATCAATACGATAAGAGACCTTTTTTAGGGTTGCCTGCTTGGTATAAAGGCTTTAAAATACCTAAATAATATTGTATATAATAATATGGCGGGAGATCTCCACCACAGCATCTCCTGCCTTATTATTATTAAGGTTTTTTATGCTACAAAAAGTACGATTTGCACCAGGATTCAATAAACAAGTAACTGCAACCGGAGGCGAAGGTCAATGGGTTGAAGGTGATAATGTTAGATTTAGATATGGCACACCTGAAAAAATAGGTGGTTGGGCACAACTAGGTTCTGTTGAAATGTCAGGACGTAATACAGCTATTCATCACTTTGTAAATGCATCAGGTATTAAGTATGCAGCACTAGGAACCAGCAATATTTTATATGCATATTCTGGTGGTATCTTTTATGACATACATCCAATTAAAGCTACAACAACTTTAACTAGTGCTTTTTCTACAACTAACGGATCTGCAACTGTAACAATAACTTTTGCATCAGCGCATAATATAAACAAAGGTGATATTATATTATTAGATAGTTTTACAAGTATTACAAACTCTGGTTTTGTGTCTGGTGATTTTACAGATGTAAAATTTATGGTGGCATCAATACCAACTGATACTACTTTAACTATAACAATGTCATCTAATGAAAGTGGTTCTGGTGCCACAACATCAGGTGGTATTAGAGTACAACATTATTATCCTGTAGGACCAGCAGTTGAGGTTGCAACAACAGGTTGGGGTCTTGGATCATGGGGTGGTGTGCAACAAGGTCAATTTACATCTACATTATCATCCGAGTTAAGTGCTAGTGCAACATCATTAACAATGGCTAGTTCTACTTCTTTTCCATCATCGGGTACAGTGCAAATAGGCACAGAGCTAATTACATATACAGGAAATAGTGGAGGAACATTATCAGGATTAACAAGAGGTGCTACAGGTACAACAGCAGCAATACATAGTTCAGGTGCAACGGTAACAGATGCAGCTGATTTTTTTGCATGGAATGCTGCAGCATCAGGAGATATTGTAACAGCACCAGGTTTATGGTCTTTAGATAATTTTGGTAACAAATTGATTGCAACTATATTTGGTGGAGAAACATTTTCGTGGGATTCTGATCCTACAGGTGCAACATCAACTAGAGCAACTATATTAGCAAATGCACCAACTGCATCATCTTTTAGTTTAGTATCAGCACCAGACAGACACTTAATATTTTTTGGAACAGAAACAACTGTTGGTACATCTTCATCTAGAGATGAAATGTTTATAAGGTTTTCGGACCAAGAATCAATTGATGCAACAACATCTTATGCACCTAGTGCAACTAATACTGCAGGTACACAAAGACTAGCAGATGGATCTAAAATTGTAGGAGCAATACGTGGTAGAGATGCAATATACATTTGGACTGATACGTCACTATTTATTATGAGATTTGTTGGTGCACCTTTTACATTCTCATTCCAACAAGTTGGTACAAACTGTGGATTGATAGGAAAGAATGCGGCTGTAGAGGTTGATGGATCTGCGTATTGGATGTCAGAAAATGGTTTCTTTAGATACACTGGTAAACTAGAATCATTACCATGTTTAGTTGAGGATCACGTATACGATGATATTAATACAATTCCAAAACAACATATTAATGCAGGTCTTAATAACTTGTTTGGTGAGGTAATGTGGTTCTATCCTAGTTCTTCATCTAATACAGTTAATAGAATGGTTTGTTATAATTACCTAGA